AAAAAAGTTATAGAGAAATTAAATTTTTTTTTTAGAAAAGTTATAGAGAAATTAAATTTTTTAAAAAAAGTTATGAAGGAAATATTTTTTTTAAAAAAGTTATAGAGAAATTAAATTTTTTAAAAAAGTTATGAAGGAAATATTTTTTTTAAAAAAAGTTATAGAGAAATTAAATTTTTTTAAAAAAGTTCTACGGTAGAAGTTTCTACTGCCTGATAAAATATTATTTTAGTAATCGTTTTCGTTCTCAAATTACAGCCCAATCATTCCAAGAACCGAGGACAACATACCNCCTCCGTGTTCAACTGCTTTTTTGCCTTTAGAGCCGACGGGACGACCCCGTTTCTTTGGAAGTGGCAAGCTTGCCCCAGTTATAATCCCACCAGTGAGTTTAGGTTTTCGTCCACGTTTAGGCTTTGTGTCAAGACCTAACCCAATGCTTCCAAGAGCGTCACTCAGGAAACCACTCCCAGAGAGTGTCCCATAAAGCGTCCCACCATCAACTGTCTTACTCTGAATCATTCCCCGTCCTTGATAAGCCTGACCGTGGCTACTCGCCCTTTGAATCAATGCCTGCCGAGTTGTTGAAGACTCGGGGAACGGTGCCGTCCCAGAAGAATATAATTTGTCAACGGGCACGCTCGGGGGGACATAACCTCCCATATTTTTAGGAGCACGTTGAGAAGACGACTCACCAAGTTGCCGAAGTCCAGCCCCCTCTAAAGGAAGTCCCAACCCGACCATACCCAAAACTGAGGATAACATACCTCCGCCTTTTTCCACTTGTTTGCGTCCCTTCTTCATGGGAAGTGATGCGCCAGCCATTACACCTCCTTCGATACTCCCGCCTTTATATTGGACACCAAGAGCCTTAAGTCGTTCCTTTGCTGGCAGATGTCTAACCTCATCATAATGTTGTTTAACATATTGTGCGAATGTCATTTATTATATGGAAATATAATAAAATTAAATTAAATTATTAATTGTTTATCGATGTTTAGCGATGACGACGAAGAGCCCCGCCCAGTCCTTGCGCAGCGCCAAGAGCCTGTTTAAACAGCGGGTTATCAATTACGGCACCAATTCCCTTTGCCGTCGAGCCAAGAATAGACTTGGTTCGTGTCCAGAGATCACCTCCTTTAATGGTAGGATTGACAGNCTCAGACGAAATCATTGTTCCGTCCTTAGGCGCAGTGCGAAGAAGAGCATTGACTTCTGCCTCGGAAAGTTCACCGATATTGAAGACACAATTATCGGGGGTTAGCGAAACAATACCCGAATACACGGGCACGATCATCAACTCTACTGGCAAACCTGCAATATCGGCTCCACCGACCGCAGCGGTCGCAGAGGCAAAGTTAGCAGACGTGAAGGCTCCTGTGAACTGAAAATTTACGCTACCACTTTCGCCAGGAAGGATGTCACCAGCCTGAAGATTAATTCCCAAGTCCTGAACGGGGTCGAGAATTAGCAAAGAACCTGAGCCGTATTGCCAATCAGCATATGTCCCCTTGTATCCGTTTCGAACCGACATCCTGTAGAGGGTTTTTGCAGATGCGGATGTGAGAAGGCCAGTTCTGTTTCCGCAACTAATCGACACGTTAGGTTGAATCTGACCGCCTGCCGTAGTGACAAGTTGGTTTCCGAGAGCAAAAAACGCGTCGGCCTGAGACCCTGTGCCGATTGCAGATGTTCGGGATGAGATTGCAGGTCTCATAAAAATGTAGATAAGACTTGGCATAGACTGGAAACGAAGGGTGTCCGACTGGACGGTTGGAAAGTTCTGAGCGACGTTTGTATGCGCCAGAGGAGTCATCGATTTGGAGAAATAAACCACGTTGGAATACGGGTAAGAGACCATACGGGGGATGGAAACTATGTCATTTGCAACCTGAATGTAGGTCAACTCAAGATGAGGATTTACGATAGTGGTAGTGAATCCAGCGGGAACGGCCTGTGCTCCAGAAAAGACAAACATATCATTGAGATTAGAGAATGAGAAATTCAGAGAAAGGGTATTGATATTTGCAAGGAAATTTTCCTCATCAAAAATTGTGAGCGGGGATACCATAATGTTCTCAGAAACTTCCCACTGAACAGTATGAGAAGCGTTGTCCCAATAAGTCGGGAAGAACGACGCACGAGTAGTCCCGTCGGAGTTGTAATAAGAACTCATTACCTGATTGGATGTGAGCGCAGTTCCGAGAGCGTCGGCTCCGAGACAAGCAGTATTATCGGGCATAGAAGGCTGTTCAGTCGCCTGACGTTTACGATAAACGGGGTCGATAGTTCGCTGGAGTGCTGAAATTACCTGTTGAGAATTGAGGGTTGTCGTGGCTCCATTCAGCACTAAGCTGATATTTTGGCACACAGATTGAAGTGGGTAGCACCTCAGGACGCATTGTGCTCCACCAGCACCCAAAGCACCGGCGGGATTAAGGACGGGAGGATTGGCGGTCGCAACTGCCTGAACAGTATAACGAAGACGCATATTACGAGAGACGAGAGTATTTGAAAGCGATGGTGTAATCACGTTCTGGAAAATAATGTTGGAACTGTAACCAGTCCCGTCAGGATTAAGTTCAAAGAAGTTGTTCTGAACACCAGAGATGGTTACCATTTTGGTTGCATCAGCAGATACGTTAATACGATTGTCGAGCACGAGTTGCAAATCGACAGCGGAAGACATTTATTATAGTAATAGAAATTTAATTTTTTTTCTAAAAGTTGTCAAGTTTTTTGACAACTCTAAAATTTAAGTGGTATATTTTTGATTGAATTAAAAACGACGGGGAAATATCAACTTACAATTCCAATTCGTTCCAGAGGCTATAATAAGCGGATATTGAGTTCCATCTTTATACACATAATTTACATAGAGTTGAACTCGCTGAAGAGCATTCGAGGATGACAGAATATAAGGTCGAAGAAAACTTGGTTGATAGTAGAGTGTTTGACCGACATTGTCGACATATCCTGCAGAATTAATAGGCACATCGATATCGGTGATGATGTTGTTAGTATTGTTGTTTCCAAAGAAACTTCCAAATACATAAATGGTATTGCTAATAAACACAATCTTATCCAGTTGATTGAAAAGGTAAAGACTCTTTGAGGTTTGAGTTAAAGTTGTAGAGTTTAGAGGGATTGGAGAAATGTCATTCAAGTAAGGATAAACTGAATCAACTTTATTGGGAAACTTACAATACTGAATGAGATATGGATTCATCAAGATAAACTTTGTTGCTGGAACGCTCGACAAATCTACGGCATAATTGAAAGTCAATAATCCCGTGTTATAGTCCAAAGTTAGAAAGGGGCATTCTGTAAAACTTCCAGAAGTGAACTTTGCATAGCACTCAAGATATGCCGTATTAATCGCATCGATAAGAACCGACATTGTCATAATGGGGACGTTGCCAGCCGAAATGTCTTGACCGTTTTTAGTCCAAGTAATATAGGCATTTGGAACTGGGATTGTGATTGATGGCGATAATGTTGCTGGCGGGAGTGATAGAGTTGTGATACCATAGTTTAGGACAAACTCGTCTGAAATATTGTTCCTTGAAATTGAGTTTATAACATTTCCAGTAGGAGGTATGAAAGTTCCAACGAGCGATTGCGATGAAAGACTATAATCAAATGCTTCGGCGGATACTATTGATGTTGGTAGAGGGATTGAGTTGACTGTTTGATATGTCCCGTTGATCGTTGGATTTGTGACTGCGGAGAATGCTATAGATGATCCGCTTAGGTATCCCGAGTATACTATACCAGTGTTATCACAACAATAAACAAGACTTGGATGAACAGAATCTACAGAAACACCTGTAATGTAGTTTGGCGATGAAACGCCAGACGCAGTTATTGAGTCGAATGAAAATAAACTATCGAGGGATGGGGCAAGAAAAACAGACGTAGTTCCAGATGGCAGAGTTGTCTGATATGTAATGTAATTTGGAATTCCAGCAGAAAGCGATATAGTTGTCAAATTGATTGCAGAACCTCCAGTTGTTGTCTGGAAATAGCCCTCTTGAAATCCAGAACTTGTAAAAGGTCTAATACCAGCCGTTCCAACAGGATTAGCGGGGAAACTACCTATCTCTGTAGGAAGGGTATACGGACTCCAATTAGCGACTGAAGCAAATTCACCAACGAAATTTACAGTTGTGATTTGATTTCCACTTCCAAGTGTAGACAAAAAGGTTTGCGCGACATTCGCGCCAACAATTTGTGAGAAAAACAGTCCTTGCACAGTGGGACTATTGAAATTTGTTAGCGGCCCAAACCACCCAGCCGTAAGAGTTGAAGAATCGGGGACACTGTAAACATAGACAATTGTTCCGTTTGAAACAGCAAGTCCATTGTATCCTTCGGAGGTAGTCAACGATGAGCATAATGAAATCTTTTCTGTAAGAGCAGTTGATGATATATTTACACTTACTGAAGGGATAAATGTTGACATATCTACAAGCATTAGAATCATCCCAACCGTAAAATCTTGAAAGGCAATGGCGGAGATGCCCGTAAAGTTTGTTTGGCACATTGTTATATCCACAACGTTGTAAGCCGTAAAAGAGCCCGATGTTCCGACAAGCGTTCCAGCGGGATAATCGTATTTATACAACTGAGCATATCCAATACCACTGGCAGAATATGTTGAACAAACATACATATAAGCGCCTTCGATATAGGATGCTTGAACCGTTTGTCCAGTGACATTTGGAATTAATGAGGGGATTACTGTTCCTGATACCGCTGTTTTAGCAGGGAAATTAACAACGCTTGCTGGCATATAGGCGGTTGTTTCAGTTGTAGAATTGTTTACAACAAACATTCTGGGATACAGTGGAATGCTTGATTTGTAGAGATTCAAATCGCTTCCGAGAGCAATTACATCGCCAGTTGAAGCCTGATAAGAATAAGATGATATAGACGTGCTTCCAGAAATTCTAAATTCTGATGTCACTGGTTCTAACACCGTTGTGCTTGTTTGACCGTCACCAAATGATCGTGGTGTAAGATAATATAATATATTGCTATTAGTAGCCGTTAAATCGCTTGCCAATACACCGTTTGAACAATTCAAAACCGCAGGCGTATTAATAAAAGGTGTTGGTGATCCACAAATTCCAGTAGACGGATCATAAGAAAAAGTATAAATTTCGGAACCAGCCACGCCGAAACCAGCCTGCCAATTTGTTATGCACATTTGAGTGTTCTGATCCCAAGTTCCAGCGACAAACGATGCGTCTGTTGTCATATTAACAACGCTTGAACTCGTCAAAGCCTGTCCAAATAACAGAGTAGATGACCCTCTATTAGTCATCACGAATCTATCACTTGATGTTAAAATACTGGATGCTCTACCGAACGTAGTCACATCTGTATTTGTGTATGTAGATTGAGCGACAAGGGTGTCGGCATTATAAATGGTGACTTGATTTTGATTGTATCCGACGAGGATTTGACCATCGACACACACGGTCTCGATAGCGTGTAAAGGGTTTGAGTTTTTATCCTGTGTCAATGAACCTGTTTGAGTCAAATCAACCGTCTCAATACCATTAACATTTGAATAAATTTGAACCTCCGATGATGAGCCGTTATCAACTCCGAGATATACATTCTGGCGTAAATCAATCGTGGCGCACGTGATAGAGGGAAATGAGAGTGTTTGAAGAACATCTCCCTGAGGTGTGAATGCGCTAAATGTATTGAAAATTGTAGCGTTTTGAAGTTGACTACCCAGAACATAATAGTTTTCATAGTCATCAACAAAAAACGCTCCAATAGTTTTGAAGAACAATGATAGGTTAACACCGCTGACGTATGTTATCGATGGAGTTGGAGTGGTCACGTAAGAGTATTTAGATATAACTCCAGTTGCAGATATATCGTAAATGTAATTGAGACTTGAACCGTTCAGTTGCCTAACATATGCCGTCTGGACATTGGTTCCATCGCGTAAACCAACTTGAAAGGCTTTCAAGGGAATGTTGTATTGTGTAAGCGGAATTGTTGAGAGGTCAATTTCCGCTTTGGAAATGGCTACTTGATAGTCAGATGATGTTTCGAGAAGAGGATACAGAAGTGATTCGTCAACTTGTGCTTGAACGGGATTCGGCGAAGAATTGTATTGAAAGGCCGAATAATAATAATTGTTTTTTGAAGTTATATCAGTCATTTAATATATGTCTAGATATTATTAAATAAAAATATTGAGTTTTTTTTATTTTGATATAAAACAAAAAAACATATAATAAAATGCCAAATTATTTCGAAGGAAAAATCTTCAAACTTCACGTCGATGAAATTCCAGAATTAGTCTACATTGGATCAACAACACAACCATTATGCAATCGACTTACAGGTTATGTCAGCAGTTTTTTAAATCGAGACGCGAACAAAAATTATCCATATTTCAAAGTTCTTGAACATCCAAATTATCACATCACCCTTATTGAAAATTGGCCTTGTAATAATAAGGAAGAACTCAATGCCAGACAGCGATTTCATATTGAAAATACTGATTGCATCAATAAGAACACGACAAAACTTTGCAAATCTACAACAAGGGAATATCAAAAGTCATACTATGAATTGAACAAGGACAAAATCAAGGAATACTATGAGATGAATAAAGATATGCTGATTGAGAGGCAAAAGGCATATTACAGAAAACATCGGGATAAATATGCAGAGTATGGAATTACTAATAGGGAGAAAATCACTGAATATAAGAGAGAATGGCGAAATGCTAACAGAGATAAAATCAACTCAAAAAGATCGATTTGTGAATACTGTAAAGTTGAAGTTTCACATCGGGGACTTTGCCAACATAACAAGAGCAAAAAGCACCTTAAAGCACTTCGTGAGCAGACAGACCCAGAAGTTGTGTGAATCATTCAAAAGTAATAACCGAATGCTCTCCAACAGCATATTTAGGGATGGCTTTTCGGTAGAAAACCCAGCGAGTTTTCATTCCACATATTTCGTCTATTTGGTTTTTTTCGAGCCCTCCGTATGTTTTCAAAATATTTTTTGTATCGCGAGAGTTGAATTTTGGAAAAAGTACCCAGTATTGTGATTCACGAATAGAAGCCTTTGTAGTATGCGAATTCATTGCATTATGACTGACAGTTACAGTGGAAATTTTGCGGTGTCTCCCTCTTTCAAGACATATGTCTCGAAACTCTAAATATTTCTTTGCAGTATGTTTAGGGAAACTCTCAACATCATCAAATATCACGTATGACCCTTCAGGAATGTCATCAACAGTGAATTCGGCACCTTTCATTTCCCTTTCGATATCATCAATATTTATATGAATGAGGTTCTTAATTTTAGACAAACTCTTATCATTTTCTACAGGACTAAATAAGAAAATACCAGCATCCTTTATTTTTGGTTTGTTGTTCTTGATAAACTCTGCTATAAAAAAACTTTTTCCAGAACCAGAAAGACCAGAGACAAAAATACGAAAACTTTCATCATCTACAACTGGAAATAAAGATGCCCCCGATCCATAATTCAAAAATCTCTTCAGAGAATCATCAACATACTCCATTGCGAGATGATATTTTCTATTGAGTTTCCCATCCACTTCCTCATCGTTTTTATAGGCGTTCATAAGAGTCTCGACGTCTGAATGAGATAGTTTTTTGTCCATCTCTAAGTATTTTCTAAATATACTTTGACGATTCTCTGAAGTTGTCTCGATTTCAGGATCACCATCACCATCTTCCTTGAGGTAAATACACTTCTTCTTATTTCCATCAATAATTGATACTTTGCGCCCAGATTTCAAACTAAGCATTCTTTATTAATAAAGAGAAAAAATATCTTCTTCTTTAATAAATGATGAACAAAATCTATTTTGTAGGTTGCGGAGGTGTTGGTTATGCCCTATTAGAGATCTTCAAAAAGGAAAAACTCTATAGAAAATGCAAATATGTCATTATCGACCCCAGAACGCCTCTTGATTTACTCTATGTTATGGAGGGATTAGACTATGAATTCTTAAAGGTCGCAATGACACGAGATAATTGCAAGGAGTTATTGCGAGATGTAGACGAAAATACGTTTGTAGTCAATGTCAGTGTTGATGTCGATAGTTTGATGATTCTACAAGTATCGAAAGAGAAAAACGCTTGGTATATTGATACGAGTTTAGAGCAATATCCAGATGACGAAGTCCTAGATCCGCACGATATAACAAGTTATCGACAGTTCAAAAGGAGCAATTTATACCATCAAAATCTTGAGGCATTTAAATTGATGAAAGGAAAGGGCTGTAGAAAGACGCGGGCAGTTAGTGCTGGGATGAATCCAGGCTTCATTAACGAGTTTGTCAAGAAATCTTTGAAAGAATATGCAAAACACGTAGGGAAACGGTTGACAAAGAACAATTGGGCTAAATTAGCACACGATTGTGGGCTCAAGGAAATACAATGTGTCGAGTATGATTCTCAGAAGATGAAAGAGCAAGCGAGGTCTACTCCTAAACGTTTTATCGGGACGTGGTCGTGTATCGGCCTACAAGAAGAGGCCAAAGAAATGGTTATGTTGAGCCTTAATAATGAGGACATTGCTGATATGGAACGAGCAGGTTATAAACTTATAAAACCTACAGAGGGAGGAGATACGCATATCAGATTTATTCCCGAGAGAGGTATGAATATGAAACGACGAAGTGTTGCGCTTGATGAGAATGGGAATCCGTTCGAATTTGAAGGATCGCTGATACACCACGCAGAGATCATAAGTATGAGTGATTTCTTTACTTACCGAGGAGACGCACCAACTATTATGTATGTCTACAGAACGTGTGATGAATCATTAAAATCTCTAGAAGTATTTAAAGAGCGAGGATACAAAAACTTGACACAGTATTTAGTTGTCAGAAATGATGATGTAGAATCTGGATGCGATAGCATTGGAGCACTTTTAGTTTTTAAGAATGGCGATCGATACATTGGCGCAACTATTTCTGGAAAGCAGGACGCCGAACGGATGGGTTTTAAATCTGGTGCAACGACGATCCAAGTTGCTGGTTTTATGAACGCCGTTATAAAATGGAGTTTGCTTCATCCAATGGAGGGCTTAAATAATACCGAAACTATCCCTCACGAGTATATCTTCAAACACGCGAGTAAATATGCTGGAAAGTTAGTTTTTAAGAAATTATAAAAGGAGTATATAATAAAATAGTAGAAACAAATTGTATTTTAACTTTTAATTTAATTAAAAGTTAATTGTTAACGCTTTAGCGCTCACGTAGTGAGTTAACGCTTTAGCGCTCACGTAGTGAGTTAACGCTTTAGCGCTCACGTAGTGAGTTAACGCTTTAGCGCTCACGTAGTGAGTTAACGCCTACTAAAGTATAATCCAACCTTCTCCCTCACCCCTGCAGAGAGGGCATATGATTTTGCCATTTTCAATGACCTTGGCGAGGCAATTTCGATGGAATGCGTGTTCGCATTGCGTCGGACGACACCAGACCTCTGTGTGTTTATCAGCATCTATACAGATGGGGCAAACCTCTTGATCATAATGAGTTGATTCCTCAACGCATCTCTTACATTTGGCAACCTCTCCAGTCCGAAGAAATACGTTCTTACAGTCACAAAGAACCAGTTTTCTGACGTTAGCATACCCCTCAAATTGGACGAGAAGGTCAGTGCAAACCTCTGCAACCAAAGTCGATGCATCTTTTATTTTGTAGGAGTGTGGTGTTTTTACGACGGGAAAACAATTGGCATAAATTGAAAATCCAAGTGTAAAGCCGTCTTCGTCGTCTTCGTCTTCGTAGTCTTCGACGACATCGTATATTTTGTGCATCCTGATTGTGCAAGAGCCGTTGACTCGTTTCGCCATCAAGTTATCCGCATCAAAACCTAACCAGTCGGTCTCCTCGCCATCTTGCAATAGCGCGAAAATCGTTCTAGTCAAACGATCTCTATCTTTAACGAATCCTAAATCAACAGACATAGACATTTTATTTAAATAATATTTTTTAAAAAAAAATCAGTTTTAGTTTTTAAAAAATTATAAAAGGAATATATAATAAAATGGCAGAAGCAGAAGAACAATATGACGACGCTATTCCAGCATTCGGCGATCACATACTACACGTCTCTGAATTTAAGCGCAAAAATTCACCACAAATCGTAAAAATATATGGCGAACAACACCTTGAAGATCACTCACAAAAGACACAGACAGAAACAATTCAGCATTTTAGCCACTTGCTTGAGAATGATCCCAAGTCTCATCTTTACATAGAGGCGACCCCAGTCCAAAAAGAGCGATATGGACACACAGGTGTAATACTACACGATATTGCAAGAAGAATCTCAAAATGGCCAGAACCCGATAGAGTTCATTTGATTGAAAATCGTTTTGACCCTGAATCATATCCCCCAGATCTTCAATTTTTAATTGACCAAAAAAGAGGCGTTTATGAACCGATGCCAACAAGAACACTAATCCAAAAAGTAAAAGCCCGTAATTTTATACGCAAAAATGCCAGTGAGCAATATGAACGTTTCCCAGCGTTTAAAGATATTGTTGAAAGAGACACATTAAACGATAGAGTCGGACACCCAGCGTTTAAATCATCGATGTTGGATAAGAGNATCTTAGACATAATTAATAAGGAAAAAGGTCAAAATCCAATTTTTTATGTTGGAGATGCGCACCGAGAGAATCTCGTTAGGGCGTTGAAAAGTCATAGAACGCATAAATTTACTGGAGATGGTCTTGTATTTCTACATCAAAAACGTAGAACAGGGAGTATCGAAGGCAAGTGTTAAGTTATTTTTTAAAAAATTATAAAAGGAATATATAATAAATGACTCAATACATTATGACTCCAGCATCGTTCAGTTTATATGCAAACAATAGACCTATGGAGGGAGAAACGGCGATATTTGGAGATGAGCACGATATATCTCACGGTATGGGTCATCACGTTGGTGAGCGTATTTTGATAACTGACTATTTGAGACAACGACTTGATGCGAACCCTCATTTACACGTTTACGGCGAAATACCCCCCCTTTTTGCTGATGAAACTAGACTTTTTGAAGATTCAACAAATAAAGAACTGGACAAATTAAGAGATTTGAAAAATAGTGGATATCAACACGCAAATAGAATACATAATGTTGACGATAGACACATATCGGTTCCATCTAGAATTTTTAATGGGGACATACGTGATGTTCCAGCCCATGTTCGAGAAGTTGTTATAAATTTTGATGCACCAGAAGTTTTAAATGAAATTGACGACATTGTGAAGGATAACATTGTAAATGAAAATGGAGACGACATTGCAGACCGTCTTGATTCAGATGACGAAGAAGATGTTCAAACACAACTCATAAATAAAATTGTTGATGCAAAAATGATCTACATTCTAAAACACAATCCAGACCAAGCGGTTGATAAGATATTCTACGTAGGTAGAGCCCATAAAGAGGGTGTTGAAAACGTATATTTAGATCGAAACCCAGAATGGATTCGATGGTATGGCCTTCCAGAAGAACCTTCAGGTCGTCCTCCGAGTGGTCGAAGCCGTGTTAGACCGAGTCCGTTGGCATTTACAAGTCTTATTTAGGTCAAATAGACTTGTCTGAAAAATAATAGAAAAAAACAACTTTTCTAACATCGATGTTAGAAAAACGAAAAAGTGTTGATAATCAATCATACTTATGACAGGTTGGAAAATAGAAAAAGGGATTTTTTTATGCTTATGTAGGCGAATTTTTCTTTGTTTCATCGGACAAATTAAATAGAGATAATAAAAACCCTTAATTTTCTTATTTGCCCTGTAATGCCTTAATTTTCTTATTTTGACCTATAACGCCTTAAATTAAGGAGTTTTTTGGGTGTTCCACGAGTGCTTTTTCCTTATTGAAGGCGCAACGAACCTGTGTTCCACGCTTTTGAGGTTTGTTCCACGAGTTGAAAAAAGCGTGGAACACAATTTTTAAGGTGGCGACGCCTTGTTGTTCCACTGTTCCACTCTTTTTTATTAAATTATTAATAAATTATAAAATAAAACATATAAATAAAACGTCCAAAAACGTCCAAAAAAATGTCCCAAAAAACCAAAAAATCATCGTTTTTTCTCTATAGTTCGCCAAAAAAATCGTGGAACAGTGGAACAGTGGAACACAGGTTCGTTGTGCCTTCAATAAGAAAAAGCACTCGCGGAACACATTTTTTTTGTGTGGCACACATTTTTTGCGTGGAACACTTTTTTTTAAACATAAAAAAATTATTTTAATAATTTTTTTACTACAACACAACATTAATATCTGGGTCAATATAATCATCAGTTATTTCTTCACATCCAATTGGAACTACTGGAACTATTGATGTTATGTCCAAATATCTCCTATTTCCTACTATCGTTCGGCGTCGAATACAGTCTCCGAACGATAATTTGCAAAACTTCGCAAATTTGATTTTTGAATAGACTCCAGATTTTTCTCCAGAGTCTGCCACCCAGAAATTAAATTCCGAATACAATGTGTCAAGAGTAATGTAGACTTTTTCTGATACATTTTCGAAAACACGAGAATAGTCTAGCGTATCTTCCATTTTCCTATCCAGAGCACGCTCATTCAAAATATAATTTCCCTCTTTAATTTCGTTAAAGAATTTGATTGGTTGTTCTGCCGTTTGCATTATCATCTCTTTTCTCTCCTCTGTTTTAGGAATATTAATTAGATCAAGAATAATTTTGTAGTTGACTAAATAGGTATAGAATGCATTTATCGCAATGTCATCATTTATCTCCTCAAGAATAGATTTGAAATATGCTGTATCTCCTTTCTTTGAATCGGAAACTTTAAAAACACAAGTCCGACCATCATTGTTTTCAATTTTAAGATTCCCGTTTAGCAGTGCCATAAAATTACAATAATCGATTACTTGCTCTTGATTAATTCCTTTTTTATTCTGAGATTGAATCGAGTCTGTAATTCTCGATTTTAAGGATTGAACTCGTTGCTCGGTAATTTTATCGCTTCCTCCGTTATTCGCTTCGTCAAAAACAACCAAGATTTTGTTGGAAATTAATCCGTTAAAATCACCAATAGCATCATTCATACTGCCTGTTTTCGTAGCATTAGCAAATCCAAAAATTTTGGAAACTAATGCCTCGGCAATAAGACCCTTTCCAACTTGAGTATCAGCAGAATATAATATCATCATAATTCTTGTTTTAATTTCTGGATACTGACAGATGTGTGCTAGCCAAGTGATTAAATAATCGTATCTATCTTGTTTATTATCACATAACACAAGTTTGATATGATTTAGAATTTTCGGACATAATGTTTCTGGTTTTGGATCATCAATCAACTGTGCCTTCATTCCTGAAAAAGTATTGAAAATCTTCAAATGATCTTCTGGCAACTCTTTCCCAAATGGATGAAACGCCATACAATTATAAGTTTTAAGGTCTTCAATTACTTCATCTAATACTGTTTTAAATTTACAAGTTTGGTTTCCTTTCTTATCGATATATTTACAGAGATATTCTGGTTTTTTCACTGTTTCTTCTAGGATATAAGATTTGGAATCAAGTGATGCATTTTCCGCCTTCATATAATAAACTGGTGATCCAGCTCTGTTAATAATAATACACACACGATTAAGATTTCTTCTTACGTAGTCAAGCAATAGACTATAATCATCAAATCTATGTCCTTGTATATAGTCTATAAAATCACCCCAAAAATATGCAGGGTCATCATTAAATACTCCGCATTTTGAAACTATTTTCTGCTTTCCAAAAAATGATTTGTATTGTCCAAAATCTTCGCGCGCCCAGAAATGGAGACTTGCTTTTGTATAAAGAGATTTATTCGTTCCATTTCTTGTAGCAGATTTAATGATTGACGATAGAATAGTTTCAACCTTATGGTCTTTTGAGTTTCGATAGAGCGGATACAATTCAGTCGAGATGAAATCTTCAACCTCTTTTTCATTCAGGAGTTTTCCATCTACAACTTGAGTTGACAAGTATGCAAAACAGAGATTCATAAAGGACTTATAGGTTATTTTGTCAGTGGAATCGTCGCACAAACTATGAGTTTTTGCATTGATTTGATTTGTAATGAGAGTAATTAATAACTCTACTTCGTCGTCTTCGTCATCAATAATGTTCATTGTTGGTGTAGTCTGAAATTTTGCAAGATTTTTTTCAAGTTTCTTATCTTGGAGTTTAACAAGTTTTTGTGTATCGTCATATGCTTCAATCGACCTGATACAGGCGTGCCTTTTGGAAGAGTCGGCGTTTTGAATAAAGAATTCTTTAATGTCAGCAGTGGCACTTGATGGATGCCAATTCGCACATAATAGAGGTCTTGTTGTGTCTTTAATTTTGGTGGATTGAATCATTCTCATACTACGATAGACAGACGAAACGGCCTTGTCGAAAATCTCCTCACCCGCATAAAATTCATTCATAAACTTTTCAAAGAGTGAATACCACTTCTTAGTAATTTTATTATTTTCAAAAACGTTCAATCGGTTGACGAGATGGAGAGAGACTTTCCAAACATTTAGCACTTTGTCAAATTTGGAACTGTCGGTAATCCTCCAATCTGTCAAAATGCCAGAGTCTGGAAAGTATTCATTGATAAACTCGTTTCGGATCGAATTGAAGCGAAAAAATATATTTTCTGGATCTTTAAAAGTAGTTATATTTTTGTCTGCTTTCAAGTCAATATCGTAATATTCATTTACTGGGCTATCGCCGTGGAGGAATTCATAAAAATGTTTATCTTTTGATTCGAGACTTGAATAATAACTCAGGAAAGTATCAATATCAGGACAACTTCCGAACTTTTTACCGTTAGTTTTTTCATTATCTGTCGTAAAGTAGAATGTGTGTTCATTTTGTTTTGCGTTTTCTAGCATCGGTTTTTGAGTAAGATATATATCTTTCCAGTCGGCTGATAGAGTTTGTTCGTCATCTATAAATTCTATGATTGCATCCATTTTATATTAGATCAGATTTTTTAAATTCATTATTTTTTAAAATTTTATATTTAAAAAAATATTTTTCTTAATAAATGGAATTATTAATATTAGGCGCGATTAACATAGAAACAAATAAATATACAACACCATCTGATGCCTTAAAAACTGAAAAATACAAATGTCCAGATTCTGAATGTGGACAGACTGTTATTTTGAGACAAGGTTTTGTGAATAGGCCACATTTTGCTCATTTGCCAAATTCAGAGTGTTTATATTATAGCCCTCATCCATCAGAGAGCCAGATTCATATTGATGCAAAAATAAAAATGCGGACTCTTCTACTAGATAAAAATAGTAATTTGGAAATACTTACGAGATGTATTTGTTGTAAGGAGATGTGCGAATATGATTTGTCAGATATTCAAGACGTTCAATTAGAATGGAGGTTTAAAATAAATTTGGAATCTGGATTGCTTGATGAGGAAGGAGTATTAAGGATTGCAGATATAGCGTGTTTCGATTCGACTGGATTAAGCCTTATCATTGAGATTAAAAATACACACGCTCAAAGTGATAGGCCAGAACCTTGGACAGAACTATGTGCACAAAATGTAATTTTAAATACAACTGCAAGTTTCAAATGTTGTCGCGGTTCTTTTTTATGTGATGAATGCAAGACAAAACCATATTCTAAAAAGCCTTATTGCCTAACGTGTGGATGCGATACAAAAGGACTTGTGGATAAATGCGATGATTGTAAGTCAACATCTTATTCAGATAAAATATGGCAAACAGCGCAGATTCTTAGCAAGAAAAAATGCAAACGGTGTGAAAAAATGATTAAAGGGACTTATAAACTATGTTACGATTGTCATAAAAATCCGAATCCGATATGTAAGTATTGTGCTTGTAAAGTCGAGACTTGGAAAACTTGTTGCTTAGGATGTTGGAAAAAATTTGAAGGAAGACGAAGAAAATAAATTTAAAAATAAAAACTAAAAAAAAAAA